ATGCGAATGTAATGCGTTATAATTGAATAATAACACAACACGAAAAACATAAAGACATTCAACATCAAAAAAATCCAGCAAAACAGCGGTCTAGCGGGGTATCCCTGCATCTGCGTTTTACTGGATTTTCTTTTTTGACAGCTTATTTGACAGCCCGGGGCGTCTTATCTGCCGTATTTCTCACCGATATGATCAATTTTATTTGTTATGCCGTCCTGCATGTGATCGGTATTGTGGATGTAGTGATCCATTGTAAACGCGGCGGAGGAATGACCGAGGCGAACCTGTATCTTCTTTGCACTGACCTCCTGTTCGGCGAGAAGCGTCGCATGGGTGTGCCGGAACGAGTGAAACCGCAAATTCTCAGGGAGTTCCAGCTTTCGCTTTAGGCTGAAGAATGAGTGAGAAAGCGATCCCAGCGTCATGGGTTGTGTTATATCGCGCAAAGAACGGAACACGTAGTCATGATCCGAGATTCGGATACCTCTGGCGAAAAGGCTCTTTGCGAGAACCTTTTTCCACTCCAGGAGGTTTTTCAGCGCTACGTTCGTCAGCGTCACGTTCCGGATGCTGCTTGCCGTTTTCGGCGCGCCCTCATATTCTCCGCCTGCATACTTACGCGATTTTGTAACGTGTACCACCATTCGCTCCCAGTCTAAATCAGACCAACGCAGGGCGACGATTTCGCCGCGTCGCAAGCCTGTGTCCCAGGCGAACTTGTATAGATATTCAAGCTGCGTCCCTTCGATTTTTGATAGTAGGGCATGATATATTTCGGGGGTGACGATACCGGCGCGTACAGGAGCGTTTTTGTGTTTGCGAACGAAATCCATGGGATTTATGGCAATGAGCTGCTCGAATTTTGCCGCCTTGAAAATTGAGTACAGCAGGATATATACGGTGCGGCGGCTTCCGTCACCTTTGATTTTTGCGAGTAGCTTCTTGATTAGCACAGGCTTTACATCCGCGATCTTCATTTCTGCCGGGATGGAGGGGAGAATGTGATTATCAAGGAACTTGCGATAGGTCGATATGGTCGATCTTTCCAGTTTATCGACGTCACGCTTCGCGGCGAGAAATTCTTCGGCGAAATTGTGAAATGTTTCGACCGCCAAAAAGTCGGAGACGTTCGCCGCAAGAACGCGGCGACGCTCCATTTCGAGGTCGCGCAGATTGTATGCGTAGATGTATCGCTTAACCTTTTCCCCTGTGATTGGATTTTCGACGGTGACGCTCGACTGGTAGCGCCCGTCTTTTCTTTTTGTTGGCATTGGGTAGCCTCCTCGTGTATCAAGGGATTGCGGGAGATGGCGTCAAAGATTTAAACTATACTTTCAGATATTGATGCCGAAAATGTAAGGTATGCTTTGAAATAGTAAAAATCGCGGATCTTTGTATCTCGGCGTGGGGAGATATAAAAACTAAGCTATTTCTTCCTCCACCAGAGAAAGAGACTGGCGATACTGTTCCGCTTGCATAGTCCTGTTGAACTCTGCGGACGGGTCATATTTATCGACCAATCCTTCAAGTTCATCAATAGACACTTTGAAAAACTCTTTTCGCGCATTTACTTTGTTCACACGGTTTTGTTCGAGCGCCACATGCAGATCAGATTCTAGCTTCACGGCATCTTCGGAGAAAATGAAGCTGTGTACGTCAAATTTGAAGGGGACACTAGCATCTCCGAGTTCGTCTACGCGTTCTTGTGGATTTAGCCGCCGCGTCATGCCGACCTTGAACACATCGTCTCCGAACGACCCAAGATTGCTGATAACGTAGACATAGCCGGCTTTGCCGTTTTGCAGACGCGTTATTTCTTCCTGTTTTTCTTCAAGGTTATGTAGCTGACCTTCGAGTTCTTTGATTCGCTCTTGTAGTAACCTTGTTTTTTCATCATCCTCGGCGTCTACCATCTGTTGCCGGATATTTTCGATTTCAGCAGTATATTTGAGTTCCTCTTTTTTCATCTGCTCCTGTTGCTCTTTTAAACGGCGGCGCTCCTCGGCTTCCTCTCTCATCTGTGCGCGTAGCTCCTGTTGCTCCTGCCTTGCGGCTTCGCGCTTCACATAATACTCGTATTCTATTTTTACGGCATCTATAAAGAGGTATTCCAGTTCGCCTATAAATTTCGCCAGTGTAGCAGCTATCGTTTGGTTTCCGCTTTGCGCGATATTGATGTACCTATTTGTCATCGTTTTTACGGCTTCAATTCCGTCGCTCAACTTGGAATACGTAAGCGTATATAGGATATTTTGTAATTCTGCTCGGAGTGCAATAACCATGAGTTGATAGATCGCTTGATTTGTTTTTGTGCTATAACGCCCTTCGTAGCGCTCCAATGTACTGTCAATGAGTTTCTCATTTGCCCGGAAAGCTCGGCGGAGATCTTTGTAATCCATGCTATGGAGCTTTAGTGTTACGACAGGAACCAACTCATCGATATCCCTCATGAGTTCTACGGGTAAAGTGAGATATCGGTCATACGGTTCTGTCGATCCCTTGAAATAGGTTTTCAGAGTATGATTGACAGCATTTTGGATTGTCACCAAACGATCTATTTTTTCCTCACGGGAGACAAGTTTCTTTTCAAGAGATTCGAGTTCTTCTTTTGTGCGGGAAATTTCTGCGATATAAAAATCCTTCTTTTCGATCTCTGCATTTATTCGGTCTAGCTCAGTTTGTTTATCTTTGATACGAGAAATAGCCTCAGACAAAGCATCTTCCCTTGCCTGATCAATAATAGCCTGCTTATCAGCCGCCTTCTCATTTATGACGGCGAGTTTTACCTCAGCCTCCTTAATGAGCTCATCAACGGTGTTATTGGCTTCTTTTAGTATTGTTTCACGTTCTTTTTGTATACCGGCCTGGGCTCGCACGCTATATCGTTTCGCATGCCTAACCTTTAAGAAGACCAGTATTAAAAGCGTGATCCCGGCCATTGGGGTTATTGGAGTTGCAAAAATAGCTATCCCGCAAACAATAAGAATCCAATCACTGATGTACCATGGCTCTGTGTACTTATAGTGTTCGTCCATCAATGGTCACTTCCCCTAAATTCATTCTCTCTCTATTCCTTACACGATACTCCATCCAAAAAGGTTAAAAGTTATTCGCTTTCGCACCTCGTCCTTACCACAAATTCATCTGTCGATGGACATTTCGCCTTTGCATCCCTTGCAACTTTAACTCAGCATATTCCACGGGCAAGCCATACGACTGCGCGAGCTGATAGATAGAGCATTCGGGGGATTCGAGAAGGAGTTCATCCGGCAGTAGTAGCTCAGCAGCGAATGTATTTGCCTGCCGTTCAAATCGGCTGTGCGGGTTGAATGTCTTTGTGTCCATGAAAACCGTGTTTAAGTCTCGGTGCATCTGCATATGCCCCAGCTCGTGAGCAAGTACGAAGCGTTGTGTAATCTCATCCAAGTCCTCTGAAAGATAGATGATATGATTGCGCTTATGATACTGGTAGAACCCGTTGAGATCGACGAGGTGGCAATAGATCAGTACGATATCAAGTGCCCGGGCAATCGTAAAAGGATCGTTGGAGTTACACCGCCTCATGAGTTTGATTGCACATTCCCTTGCATTCATTGCTCAATCCTCGTGACGGTATTTCTTCGGCGTGTACTTTGCCTTGTTGCGCTTCTTCGCCATCTCCATCCCGATCTGCATCGCGTCAAGGATGGACTGGATGCTCTCGGGGCTTGCGGGGTGTCCGTCAAACATCAGCCCCTCCTCCTGCATGAGCTTTTCCTTCATATCGTCCATCATGCGGGTGATCTCGCGCTCATCTTTTGGAGTGAGGTCGGGCAGATTGTCTGATGCGGGGGCGGCGGATTCCTGTTCATCGTCGTCCCAACCCATAATGCTATTGGGGGATAGCTGCAAGACTTTAGCGAGCGATGCAATCGCTCCACGTTTCATGTTGGCAATTTCACCGCTCTCCCACCGCGAGATTGTCCCTTCACTCACACCGACTTTATCCGCGACCTCTTTCATGGTCATACCGAGGGCTATTCGCTTTTGCCGGATTAAATCTCTTATCTCCATGACATCACCGCCTTGTTGTGAAAACTTAATTCATTATACTCTGTTTCTTGCATTTTCGCAATATCTTTACCGAAAATGCTAAAAAACTTGCGCAGACGCATTGACTAAGAGTATCCAATGTGCTATATTGTACTTGCGTAGACGCAAGAAAGGAGGAAGATAGGCGTTGTTTGATAAAAACTTGTTCAAATTTCATGCGGGACGCGCCAATGCGTCAATGGAGACTATCGCCAATAAGCTAGGTATAAACGCCACCACGCTGTATAGAAAAATCAACGGTGAAAGCGACTTCACGCGCGGGGAAGTACAACTGCTACGCATGATTCTGAGACTCACCACGGATGAAGCCGATAGGATTTTTTTTGCCGAAAAACTTGCATAAACGCAAGAAAAACCAAGCGCCGCGCGTTGTCAGCATGAAAGGGGGTGACAGGGTGGAAGATATGAAGAAACTTTTGAGGGAAAGTGAGTTCTCACAACATCGGCTTGGTCTTTTGATTCAGACGAGGGTTAAATTTGCGGATGAACTGAAAATCCCACTAATACCGCTACAGCGCGAAAAGCTCCGCGTGCAATACGCAGAGCTTTTCGGGAAGATCGACGAGGTGATTGTGACCGAGGCGCGCGCACTATGTAGCCTGTACGACAACACCGCAGATATACAGGCTTCTGAGGCTAAATGCCTAACTGCGCTTTTGCGAGCGCTGAGCAGAGAGTCGTGACGACATCAAGAGAGGCACTTCCCCCGATGCCGGCAAGCTTCTTCTTTGCCTGTCCCCATACGTCATTGCTGCGGACGGAATCCAGGTATTCACATCCGCTGAAGGTCAATCGGTGAATGACAAAATAATCCGGGCTGCCAATACAAGAAGCGTCGATAGCGGAAATGAAGTCCGCGTCAATCAGCAGTTGTATATGGAAACCGATGATTTGCGGATTATCCGAAAGATCATCGAAATCACTGTTTTCAATTTCTGACTCTGCCTCTTCAATGCGAAGCAGCATATTACGCAGTAAGTCAAGATCACGTTTCATATCATCACCTCCTTTCCGCATTGATTATACCACGCTGAGAGGAGGGCAACAACCGCGAGAGGAGGTGAGGGGATGGAGAAAGACCTGATCCCGATCTGGGAAAAGGCGGTGCTCAACCTCGAAGAGACTGCCGCATATATGGGCATTGGTGTCGCACAGATACGCGCCCTTGCACACGCCGCACGGCATGGCATGGGCGACTTTCCTGCCTTCTGGGTGGGAAAGACGATCAAGGTATCACGTCGAGCGCTGCTGCAGTGGCTTGATGATGTAGCGGTATCGCACCGCGACCTAACCAAAGCAGCGGCGATTGTGGAGAATGCGAAGCAGATGAGCGAGGCACACGGGCGCGGTCGTCCGCGCAAGAGAAGGGAGGCAGTCGCATGAGCGGCAAGAAAGTGATTGCAGGATGTGTGATCGCGGGACTAGCGATCCTCTGCGCAGGGGCGTGTAACCCTTGGGACGACGACAAGAACGCCGTCCTTGTCGAGGAGGTATATACCGTACGCCCCGGAGATACCATCTGGGGTATCGCAGAAGAGTACCTTGCCAAAAATACCGGCACGCGCCGCTACATCCTCGAATACAAATCCGGCATCGAGGAGCTGAACCCGTGGCTCCTTGAACGGAAGGGGGAAATTTACCCCGGGGACAAAATTACCCTGACCTACTGGGTGAAGGGCGAGGAGGGAAAAGAATGACGCAATGGGCACCCTGCTCCGAACGCGTCGGCGGCATCCTGCCGATGTGGCGCGCGTGCCGCATGGTAGACGGGATGCGCGAAACAGACATTTCGATCTACGGAACACAGGGAGAGGCGCTCAAACGCGCACGCGAACTTAACGCAAAAGAAAAAGCGCCCGCACCGGCTGGCACCGATACGAGCGCAAGAGAATAAATCTAGACGAGGTCATTATATCACAAGGAGGACGTAATGGCAAAACTGATTATGACAGTTGCAGAGATGCAGGATGAAACGAAATGGTTGAACGCGAGAAACGCAGGGATTGGCGGAAGTGACGCCGCCGTCGTTGTTGGGCTGAATCGGTGGAAGTCTCCGTATCAGCTGTGGCTTGAAAAGACCGGCAAGACGGAGCCCGAAGACCTCAGCAACAACGAGTACGTCTACTGGGGCAAAGTCCTTGAACAGGCGGTCGCAGATCGCTTCTGCGAGGTCACGGGCAAGAAAGTTCAGCGTCGCGGACTCTTGCAGCACGATGACCATCCCTTCATCCTTGCCTCCGTTGATCGCATGGTGGTCGGCGAGGACGCAGGGCTTGAGTGCAAGACCTGTAACGGATTTGCCGCCAAAGAGTGGGAAGACGACGAAATCCCGGACGCCTACTATGTGCAATGCCAGCACTACATGATGGTGACGGGCTGCGCGAAATGGTACATCGCCGTGCTTATTGGCGGTAACCGGTTTGTGTGGAAGGAGATCCCCAGAAGCGACGCAGAGATTGAATTGCTCCTGCAGGCGGAGATTGCATTTTGGGACAAGGTACAAAACGGCATCATGCCGGATGTGGACGGGAGCGACGACTGCCGAAAAGCCCTGCAAAACGAATTTCGCGGCGGGAGCACCGAGCCGCTCACGCTGCCGGAGAAAGCGGCTGACGTCATCAAGATCATCAAGGAGCTCGAGGAGGTCAAGGATAGCACGGAGGAAAAACTCAACCGCCATAAGAACGAGCTCCGCGCCATGCTCGGAGACAGCGAGATCGGCTATGCGGGGGATTACAAAGTCACCTGGAAGCCGCAGGCAGGGCGAGAAGGGATCGATGCCAAGCGCCTCAAGGCGGAAGAGCCTGAAGTCTATAACAAGTACAAGAAGCAGGGCGCACCGACACGCGTTTTGCGGATCGCTTAACAGAGGAGCAAAGGAGGACATACATCATGGCAAATGTCAACGGCGGAGCAATCCAAAAGGCACAGACGGAAAAGAGCGCGGCGGTCAAGACGCAGCGCTCGATGAAAGACCTCATCATCTCGATGGAGGGGCAGATCGCAAAAGCCCTGCCCTCCGTCATCACGCCCGAGCGTTTCACGCGCATGGTACTCACGGCGATGAGCACGAATAAGGATCTCCAGCTGTGCACGCCGAACAGCTTTCTCGGCGCGATGATGCAGGCGGCACAGCTCGGCGTCGAGCCGAATACGCCGCTCGGGCAGGCGTATCTCATCCCATACAAGAACAAGGGCACGCTTGAGTGCAGTTTCCAACTCGGCTATAAGGGGCTGATCGACCTTGCCTATCGGAGCGGCGAGGTCAAGGACATTCAGGCGCACGAAGTACACGAGAATGACACCTTTGAGTACGAACTCGGGCTTGAGCCGAAATTGAAACATATCCCAGCAATGAAGAATCGCGGCGCAGTTATCATGTACTACGCCATTTTCCACACGAAGGACGGCGGCTATGGATTCAATGTCATGAGCGTTGACGACGTTCAGGAACACGCAAGGAAGTACAGTAAACCCTACGGGTCTTCGTTCAGCCCGTGGAAGTCGAATTTTGACGAGATGGCAAAAAAGACCGTCCTGAAAAGATGTCTGAAATACGCCCCGATTAAAACTGAGTTCGCTCGCAGCATCAGCACGGATGAGACGATTAAGACGACCATTGCGGCAGATATGGCGGAACAGGCGGACGAGACGGATTATATCGATGCCGAGGTCGTCGAGAAGGATGCCCCTGAAGTCATCGAGGAAAAAGGTCGTACCGTTGATGCGGCAACGGGCGAAGTCCTCGAACTCGAGGCGGAGGAGCAGGCATGAACAAAGTCGTATTGATCGGGCGTCTCGCCCGCGATCCGGAGGTTCGCTACACACAGAGCGGCAAGGCGGTCACATCATTTACGCTCGCGGTTGACCGCCGCGTCCGTAAAGATGCGGACGCACAGCAAACAGCAGATTTCATCCCCGTCGTTGCATGGGACAAGCTCGCCGAGATATGCGGCAACTATCTGACAAAGGGACGCAGGACGGCGGTGGAGGGGCGCATACAGGTGCGCAGCTACGAGGTGAAGGACGGCTCGAAGCGCTACGCGACGGAAGTTATCGCCGAAAATGTCGAGTTCCTCGGGGATAAAGGCACGGGGGATAACACCTCGCAGGGATACGGCGGAACGCCCGTCTCTGATGAAATGATCCCGTTCTGATGATCGTCCCGGGTAAGGTTGTGCAGGAGGTAGAGGAGGGCTTTCTCATCCTCCTCCCTGCTGCCGACAAGGAGGCTCTCAAGGGCAAATACAGGCGGGGAGTTAATATCGAGCTGTGCGACCCGCGCAGGATCAGTCCCGAACAGCGGCGCAAGGCATACGCACTCATCAGGGACATCTCCCTATGGATGGGTGGAACGCCGATGGAAACGGCAAAGGAGCTCACGAAATGGATCTTTCAGGAGAGCGAGCCCGCGACACTGGAGGAGATGTTCTCACTCTCGGACTGCTCGATGGAGGTTGCACGCCTCTATATCACGTTCCTCATCGACTTTTGCCTCCTGCACGACATTCCGTGTGGCGAGCCTCTCTACAAGCTCGCAGAGGACATCGGGCGGTATGTGTGGGCATGCGCCCTTAACAAGCGGTGCGCGGTGTGCGGCAGGAAAGCGGAGCTGCATCACTGCGCGGGGAGCGTGGTCGGGATGGGCAGGAACAGAAAGGAAATCTGCCATATAGGCATGAAGGTTCTGCCACTGTGCAGGACGCATCACACGGAGATTCACCGCATAGGGCATGAGACGTTCTTTCGGCGGTACATCCTAGAGCCTGTACGGGTGGATGAGCGGATCGCGACAGTCTACAAGCTGAGGAAGGAGTAGCAAAGATGGATTTTGAGTTTAATCCAAAATATAAAGTCGGTGACGAGGTACAATACAACGACCTTGAAGGTGTCTGCGGCACTGTTGTTGCGGTTGAGGAATGCGAAACTAACGATTTCGAGGCATATATCGGGTATCTCGTGGAGTATGAAGACCGAAGTCGTGAATGGTGGGCTGAACAGGACATCAAAGGGCGATATTGTGATCCTGAGGACGACTTGCGTCCGGATGAGGCGGCAGAGGAAGCATAAGGAGAGGGGACGCGCATGGACTACATACGGCAGATGAGCGCATTTATTGACCGCTCTGCGGCGGTGTCTTTAAGTGCGTCCTCTTATGCTCTCTATCTACAGCTATTTGGTCTCAACAACAAACGCCGCTGGGCAGAGTGGTTCGAGGCGAGCAATGCGTTTTTAGAGACGGTCACGGGGCTCACGAGCAAGACGATTCAAAAGGCACGGCAGGAGCTTATCGAGAAGGGATTCATCTCTGTTCAGCTTGGTGATCGACGCATCCCAACGCAGTATCACATCATCCGTTTAGGGGAGAAACTCCCCTATAATGGAAACTCGGATGAATCTTTAGGGGAGGTTATAGGGGAAAAATTCCCCTATAAAGACAATGTTTTAGGGGAAAAATTCCCTCAAAAAGAAGTTTTAGGGGAATCTTTAGGGGAGGTTTTAGGGGAGGTTATAGGGGAAAAATTCCCCCAAAAGGACGCCGCAGAGCCTACAGCCTCAATGGATTCCGAGCCCCCTAAAACAAAAACAAAAACTAAAACAAATAATAATAAACAGCAGCAGCAGTATATACCGCGTGCGTGCGCGCGTGAGGACGAGCCGCAGCCGCCGCATTCTAGGGATAAGCCGGATGATGACCTAGGAGAAGTGATGCGTACCTTCTCGGACAACATCCATCCCGTTACGGGGGCGATAGAGGCGGATAAACTCGCTGACCTCTACGACACCTACGGGGCAAAATGGGTCATCGCCGCAATCGCGGAGGCGGTAGAGTGTGGCGGTCGCAATCTCCGCTACATCTCGGCAATCCTCGAACGGTGGCAAAGAGACGGATTTAAGACACAGCGAAAAACGAAAGGAGCGGTGGCAGATGGAGCAGGCGAAAGAGATCATAGCGCGGATGTCTCCGCAGATGAAACTCCGTGGATACAGCAGCTCAGAGAGTGGGAGGAGCGAAAACGAAACTCCCCGCGTCCGTGGGACATACAACCTCCCGCAGGAGGTGATCGAGATGCACCGGGAGGAGATCATCCAGATCGAGGACGAGCGGGATAGGTGTGCCGGCTGTGCGGGGACGTGCTACAAGACCGGCTCCGCGCAGGGGATGATCCCTGTCGTCACGGATGATTACGGCCGCTATGGTGTGAGCTATACCGTCTGCGATGTGGAGCGGAGGCGCCGTGAGAAGGTGCGGCTCGACCGCCTCTTCCAAGCGGCACATGTGCCGAAGCGGTACCGCAATCTTGGCTTTGCCGATTACCGCGTCACACAGCGCAACAAAGAGGCGGTAAGGGCTGCGCGGTGGATGGTGACGGCAGAGAGCGGCGGGCTGCTCCTGCATGGCGGACGGGGCGCAGGAAAGACGATGCTCGCGGCTATCATCGCGAATGAGCGGGCAAAGAGCGGCAAGAACGTCCTCTTTGCCAGTGCGATTGACCTCCTCGCCGACATCAAGGCAACGTTCGGAAAAGGGACGACGCAGGAGGTAACGCAAGCGATACGAACGGCGCCAATGTTGGTGCTCGATGACCTCGGGACGGAGCGCATGTCCTCATGGGTTGGAGAACAGCTTTTCGGGATATTCAACCATCGCTACAACGAGGAGTTGCCGACGATTGTCACGTCGAATTTTGCGCCCGAGCAACTGAGCAAACACCTATCGGAGATAGACCCGAAGAAACGGGAGAAAGACATTATGGGCGAGCGCATCGTGAGCCGTATTTGCGGGATGTGCGAGCCGATACGGATGGAAAGCCTCGACTGGCGGATGAAGGAGGTAGGATGATGGACGAATACACACCTTGCAAGAAAAGCGACCCGACGGCACGGGCGGCAATCGGAAACGTTGACAGGGACGGATTTCGCACCGTTCGAATGATGAGCGAAAAAGAACTTGCGCGGCATAGAAAGCAGACGCAGCTATGGAACGCGCGCAAGGAGGAAGAACAGCGGCGCGTGATACAAAAACGGCAGGAGAAATTGCGCCGGCAGAACGCGGAGCTTTTGATGCGTGTCAACTACGTCTTGCGTGCGGGACTAAAAATCAAAGAGTTTACGCGGTGTGTCTCCCTCGATTACAGCGGGCGGGTAAACGCCATCGAAATTCGCGAACTTGAGAGGATCGGAGAGAGCGTCGGGGCGGCATATGAGCGGATCGAAAAGATTGTCAACGCCATCGTTGACCGCAATACAGAGAGGAGAACGATATGATCCTGCACACGCGACGCAAGCCGAACAAGTACGGTGCGAAGAAAACGACGGTATACGGGCGCACGTTTGACAGCAAGCGCGAGGCAGAATATTACCTCGAGCTGCTTGACCTCAAGCGTCGGGGCGAGGTGGTATCAATCACGCTGCAACCGTCCTTTGAGCTCCTTGAGGGGTTCGTGGACAACGCAGGGTACAAGCAGCTCCCGATTACTTACACGCCCGATTTCCTCGTGCGGTACGCGGACGGGCATACTGAGGTCGTCGAAGTAAAGGGCATGAAGACGCGTGACTACATACTGCGGAAGAAGCTGTTCCTGCACAAGATGCGGGGGACGGGGTTGATGTTTCGGGAGGTGCGATGATGAAAAAATATGCGTGGAGCTTTGACGAGGCAGATCCTTTTATGGGCGAGTTTGTATCCGCGGAGGAGGCGTTGAAATATGCGCACGAATATGATCCGGACTACAAGGATGTATACGTTGGCGAGGTCGTCCCGTATGTGTCGCATATTTGCGGTGGATGGGTTATTGAGTGTCTGCAAGAGGACGCTGTAAACGAGTGTGACGAGGTCGCAGATGAATGGATGACAGACGTCACACAGGAGGAGGAAAAAGACCTGTCCGATATGCTGACAGCGGCGTTTGTAAAATGGGCAAAGAAATACGGACATATGCCGAATTTTGAGCGTGTTATCAATGTGCAGCATTATCAGATGCCCACGGGTGAGGAGGTTCGGTGACGCGCCGGAGGAGAGGGCAACATGTCAATTTACGGGTATGTGCGCGTTAGCACTCGCGAGCAAAATGAGGATCGGCAAATAATCGCCCTGCAAACGCTTGAGATACCAAAGAAAAATATCTTCGTCGATAAGCAATCGGGCAAAGACTTTAACCGCCCCGCTTATCAGAAGATGGTGCGGCGTCTGAAAAAGGACGACGTGATTTATATCAAGAGTATCGATCGACTCGGCAGGAACTATGAAGAGATACAAGAGCAGTGGCGTATATTGACCAAGGAAAAAGGCGTTGACATTGTGGTCGTCGATATGCCGCTGCTTGATACACGGCGGGGGAAAGACCTCATCGGAACGTTCATCAGCGATCTTGTCTTGCAGGTGCTTTCGTTCGTTGCCGAAAGCGAACGTGCGAACATCAAGCAGAGACAAGCCGAAGGGATCGCGGCGGCAAAAGCGCGCGGTGTAGAGTTTGGCAGACCGGCGCGCCCGCTGCCGGAGAACTTTCTTGAATGCTATCGGCAGTGGAAAGCAGAGAAAATTACAGGGAGTGCGGCAGCGCGGGCGTGCAGTATGCCGCTTGCTACCTTTCGTTACCGTGCGGAGCGATACGAAAAGGAGGTACAAGATGCGGTATGAGGACGAGCTCGGCATAGTCTACTACGTCGCGCCGGATGGGAAATCAGCAAAAGGGAGGCTGCGGTACTCGGTGTACTATGCTGATCAGGGACAGGCGCCAGAAGTACTTATAGGGGCGTATCCCACGAAGAAGGATGCGTTAGACAGGCTTGAGGCATGGGCAAGGCTTTATGACTGGCAGAGGACGGAATAGGAGGATGGCATGAGCGAACAAAGCGCGGTGAAGAAATACTCCGTTATGGAGGAGGGATTGATCTCTCCACAGGGGCTTGAAAGGTATCCGCAGGACGAAGAGCAGAACGAATACCGCTATATCCATTTCCCATGGCTTGATAAAATTGCCGAGGGACTCACGGCAGGGGCGCGTAAGCATCCGGGCGAAACGTGGCGCAGTATCCCTGCAGAGGAGCACGCCGCACGCGCACTGCGGCATCTCTCGCTGTGGCTTGCAGGTGATCGGAGTGACAGCCATATCATCAACGCGAGTATGCGCTGCATGATGGCGTTTGCGATGATGGAGGAAGCGGAGGTCGGCGCACGTTGAGAGCAAAAGAATACCTGCAAAAAGTACGAGAAGGAGAGCGTTTGTTGCGTCTCCTTGAATCCGAACGCGTACAGTGTGAAGCCGATATTATCAGCCTGAAGGGCGTTAGCTATAACAAGACCATTGTCAGCGGAGGCGGTCAACCCACGGACTTGTCCGCCGCGATTGCAAAACTCGAGTACTACGCCGCGCGTGTCAATCGGCAGTGGGACACTGTAATCATGCAGCGCGAGGAGGCAAAGGCGCTGATCGCGAAGCTGTCCGACGTGCGTTATCGCGAAGTCCTGACACGGCGGTATATCCTGTGCGAGAGCTGGGAGCAGATTGCCTGTGCGATGGGGTATACATACCGATGGGTGACACATATGCACGGCGCAGCATTACGAGCTTTTGAAAAAGAGTGCCTAGAAGTTCCTATTTGATCTGTGGTATAGTGTAGGCTGTGGAATATGAGGCGAAGCGTCCGACAAGATACTTCGCCTTTTCAGCAAAAAAATATAAAAATAGCTAGAAAAAGTATTGACAAAAACAAGAGGAGGCGATATAATAAAACCATAGAAAGGAGGTGGTACATGTGATAGAAAAGGGCACGGATTACATCGAACTCGCCGCCGCGCTGATGACGGTAGGCGAAGGACTCTACAAGCTCGGCAAATGGCTCGAAGAAAGGAAAACCGAGAAAGAGTCGAAAGAGAAATCCGAAAAGAAAAAGCCCCGCAGTCGAAAGCGTCGGAAGCGCAAATAGCTGACAGCGGAGCCACAGGAAAGGGGGCGAGCAATCGCCCCTGACCTGTGGACATTCTATCACATGTAGGACGATGAAGACAATATTGTTTTTCTCAGTCGTGATGGCCGTACTGATTGCGCGCAGAGCAGATACTATACAATGGCTAGACTGGCTGTTAGGCGTCGGCGTCGGCGTAATGCTATCCGCATGGGTCGTGTACTGGAGGGTGCGCCATGACTAACGGATGGGGCGGTGCGCGCGAAGGGGCGGGGCGTCCGCGTACGTCTCCCGACGGACAACTGAGAAAGCAAAGGCAGACGCGAGCTTCTGATGACGAGTGGGAGCTCATCCGAGCCTTCGCGGTTATTGTCAAGAAGGATCCTGCGCGTGCCGCGCGTATGATGAAAACAAACTAACCTACAACGCAAAAAGGGCGTTGCCATTATGGCGGCGTCCTTTTTGCATGGGATGAAAGGAGGGCGAGGGTATGAGGCGAGCGCTGCACGAGTGTTGCATGCCGGGCTGTCATGTCTTGACGCGCGAACGATTCTGCGAAGCGCATAAGAAGACGCGCGAACGCGACAGGTTATCGCCGAGCCGCCGCGGATATAATGCGCGGTGGCAGCGCGAACGCCTAGCGTTCCTCGCCGCGCATCCGACGTGCGAGTGTCCTGAGTGTGTGGCGAGCGGCGCGCCTCTCATGGCGGAGGTCGTTGACCATATCAAGCCGCATAAGGGCGACCAAAATTTGTTTTGGGATAAAACTAACTGGCAGGCGATGTCAAAGCGCTGTCATGACCGCAAGACGGCGAGAGAGGACGGCGGATTCGGAAATGCCCCCGGGCGGTGAAAAAGTTTTCAGACAATTTACCGTACCGCGCCTTTCCTTTTTCTGTAAAAATTTCGTGTTACAAAGCTGTCAGATTAAACCGTTTGTTTGATGAAAGGAGGTGTATCGCATGGGACGAAACGCAAAACCGATTGAACTGCATCTTGTAAACGGCAATAAGAGGCACTTGACGAAAGCCGAGATCGAGCACCGCAAAAGAGCCGAAGTGAAATTCGGCGATTCGAAACTTGTTTGTCCCTCGTTTGTGAAAGCACTTCCGGCGGCCGCGAAGAAGTGGCGGGAGATGGTAAAGCTTTATCAGGGCTTTGATTTCGTCCGCTCCGGTGACGTCGGCATGCTTGCGCGGTACTGCGTGGCGTACGCCGAATACCTCGATCTTGTCGAGCACCGGCAGCGCATACGCGAGATCAAGATTGACGGCATGGATGAGGGCCTGCTCACTGCTGTTCTGCCGGAGGTTTATTCCCGGCAGCGCGCAGTGAAGACCTTTGAGAAGATCGACTACATCCTCTCGGTTGCGGGTCTGCTCGCGCTCGACAAGGCAATCAACGCGAAGATGGATGCGCTCGTCAAGATGGAGGATCGCTTGTTTCTCAATCCGGTTGCTAAAATCAAGAACGTACCGAAGACGCCGGAGAAGAAGCTTGACGCGGCGGCGGAAAGGGGCTTTGACGTATGAGCCTGCTCGAAGAACTCGAGGCATATAGTAAAGCCTGCATCGCTGATGCCGCATGCTGCTGTGTCAAGCACCGATGGGCGTGCATGCGGTTTCTGCGCGACGTCGAGCGCGCGGGCACAGATGATTTCCCGTACGTATTTGACGAGCCGCGGGCGGAGCGCTTCTACGCGTGGGCTCGCCTTCACAAACACACGAAAGGGATTCTTGCCGGCGAGCCGATCGAGCTTGCGCCGATACAGCGATTTATCTTCGGCAACGTGTTCGGCTGGGTACATCGGGAGACAGGGCTTCGCCGTTTCCGTCGCGCCTATTGGCAGGTGGGGCGCAAGAACGCGAAGTCGCAGAGCCTCGCGCTTGTCGGTGACTATCTGCTTATGGCGGACGGGGAACCAATGAGCGAGGTGTATATCGGCGCGACGAAGAAGGCGCAGGCCGAGATCATCTACAAGGAAACCGTCGCGATGCTGCGGCGCAGTCCTGAGTTTTTCCGCGGCAAGTGGCACGAGAAGTACAGCATCATCACGCATCCGAAGACGGACAGCGTCATGCGTGCGCTGTCGAAAGACGATGGTAAGACGGGCGACGGATTGAGTCCACACGGCGGGTTGATTGACGAGTACCACGCGCATCCGACAGACGAGATCCTCGAGGTGATTAACACCGGTATGATCGCTCGGTCGCAGCCGCTCTTGTTTGTGATTACGACAGCGGGCTCGAACTTCGGCGGGCCGTGCTATCGCGTCGAATATCCGCTCGTCGAGAAGATACTAAACCCCGCGCTTGACTTTGACGTTGTCGATTACTTCGTCATGGTCAACGAGCTCGACCATGACGAATCCGGTAATCTGCTTGACGACGTCAACGACGAAACGACATGGATCAAAGCGAATCCGATAGCCGCGTCCTACGACGAAGGCGTCGCGAATATCCGCAGCAAGCTGAACGCGGCGATAGAGAGCCCCGAGAAGATGGAGTCGTTCTTGACGAAGAATATGAATCTGTGGGTCAATCGCACCGCCCAATCCTACATGGATATGGAGAAGTGGAAAGCCCGCGGCGCGGTCGATCTTGCGTCAGTCGACTATCACGGCGCCGACGCATACGTGGGTATCGACCTCTCAAGTAAGATCGACCTCACGTCGGCGGGGATCGTTATCCCGGTCAAATATCAAGATCGGTGGCGGCATCTTGTACTCGGGCACAGCTTTATCCCGGAAGACACGATGCACGCCAAGGAGAAGACCGACCGCGTCCCATATAGCACATGGGCGCGGGCGGGACATCTGACGGTGACGCCGGGCGAGGTGGTCGACTACCGGTATATGACTGAGTGGCTGCTCACGAAAGCGGACGAGCTCGGAATCAACATCCGCGAGATCTGCTACGACCCGTATAACGCCACGCACTACGCGCAGGAGCTCGACGCGGCAGGGCTCACGTGCGTCGAAGTACGACAGGGTGTCGCAACGCTCTCCGAGCCGACGAAGGGATTCCGCGAGGCGGCCTATCAGGGCGACATCCTGCACGTTGAAAATCCGCTCCTTGACTGGGCGATCAGCAACGCGGTGATGCGCGTCGACAGTCAGGGGAACATCATGCTCGATAAAGCGAAGTCAACAAATAGGATCGATCCGATCGCGTCCGTGATGAACGCGTTCACGCGGGCGCTGTCTATGGCGGATACCGATCTTGAAAGTTATATACTCAGCGATGATTTTAGTTTGTGAGGAGGTTGTGAATATGGGTAAGTTATGGCGTTGGGCTGACGACGGCCTGTTGGTGTTCAGTGCGGCGTGTATCGTCGTGGGGAGCACGATGCTTGATCCTATCCTAGGGCTTTTCGTGCTCGGTTTGGTCAGCTTTATTGCCGCGCTCATCATAGCGCGTGTGAGGTCGGACATCGAGGGCGGCGGTAAACGATGATCCTGCAGAAACTATTCTCCCGCCGCGGCGCCTTTCTCGGTGTGGATGATCCGGCGAGCGATCTGCTGAATCCCGCCGCGTGGCTGATCTCCGCACTCAGCGGAGAGGATGGGAGTATCACGGCGAAGCAGGCAGCGCGGAACTCGAACGTATATGCGTGCGTGAGTATCCTTGCCGACGATATCGCCAAGCTTCCGATCCACACCTTCACCGTTGACGGAGGCAGAGACGAGGGGAAAAAGCATCCCGCGGCGCGTCTGCTATACGAACGCGCGAACCCCTTGATGTCCGCATTCACATTCAAGCAGACGCTGCAGGCGCATCTCGGACTATACGGCAACGCCTACGCGCTGATTGCGTGGGGGCCGTCCGGATATCCCGATGCGCTCTGGGTGCTTGATCCGTCCGTTACGGTGCCGCGGCTTGACGTTGGGACAGGTCAGTTGACCTACCACACGCACGACCGCGCAGGGCGACAGTACGTGTTACAGCCGTCCGACGTGCTGCATTTGCGTACGATGACACTTAACGGCATTGTCGGCGTGCCCCCGTGGAAGACGCTCGCGCCGGAGCTCGACGGGCAGAAGGCGACGAAGGAGTTCATCAGGAACTTCTACAAAAACGGCACGCACGTCAGCGGCGTGTTGCAGGCGTCCACGAAGATAGACGCGGAAGCAAAGAACAAGCTGCGCGGCGAGTGGGATAAGATTTACGGCACACCTGAGAATGCGGGCAAGGTGGCCGTCCTTGATATGGGGCTTGACTATAAGCCGCTCGGCATGCAGCTCGATCAAGCACAGTTCATCGAGACGCAGAAGTTCGGCATCAATGAGGTTGCGAAGGTTTACCGTGTGCCGCCGCACAAACTCGCGCAGCTTGACCGTGCGACCTATGCGAATGCTGAGGCGATGGGACTTGACTACATCAAGACGACGCTCCTTCCGATCTTTACGCAGTGGGAGCAGGAGATCAACTACAAGCTATTCACGGAGACGGAGCGCACGAAGTATTACGTCAAATTCAACGCGGCTGCCGAGCTCCGCGGCGACAGTGCGATGCGCGCGCAGTACTATAAGCAGATGCTCGAGACGGGCGTCTACACGATCAACGAGGTGCGCGCGATGGAAGAGCAGCTTGCGATCGGTGAGAACGGAGACAAGCACTTCGTCTCGCTTAACTATACGACGCTGGATAATCTTGAAGCGCTGCAGCTCGCGAAAGCCGGCTCGGCGCGCTTGAAAGGAGGTGAGGGGGGATGGGAGCACAGAGAGAGCGGCGGACGCTGACGACGGCGCTTGAACTGCGGGAGATCGATGACGGTGCCGGAGGCAAGCGGCGTGTGTTCGAAGGCTACGCGCTTAAATTTAACAGGCGCTCCGAGAACCTCGGCGGCTTTGACGAAATCCTGCGTGAGAACTGTCTTGACGGGACAGACATGTCGAACGTCGTCGCGCTGTATAACCATGACGCGAGTTATCCGCTTGCGCGGAGCACAGTGCCGAGCGGCGAGGGGAGCCTGCGGCTTACCGTTGACGGCATCGGCCTACGTTTTACGCTGACGCCGACCGAAACGAGCTATGCAGCTGACCTCGAGCGCAACATGCGCGCGGGCGTGGTGAATCAGTGCTCGTTCGCGTTCACGGTTGCCGACGACGGGCAGGCGTGGACGTATGAGCATGACATAGACATGTATCACCGCGAGGTCACAAAGATCGCGCGTTTGTGGGACGTGTCAATCGTTACGACGCCGGCTTATCCGGATACGGAAGCCGTTGCGAGCGAACGCGCCTTTGCCGCGGCGAAGGCTGCCGATGAAGCCGCTCGACAGGCGGCTGAGGAAAGAGAGACTCTGAAACGGCGTCTTGCCGTTGAAGTAGAATGCTTAGTTGACTAAAGGAGGATCACACATGAACGAGAAAGAACGTGCTCTGCGTCAGGCGATGGAGCAGAAGCAGGAAGAGATTCGCGGCTTGCTTGAGACGGACAAGCTCAGTGAAGCCGAGGAGAAGACGGAGGAGCTCCGCAAGATGAAGCGCGAGCTCGATGTCATGCGCGAGCTTGACTTGCCGCAGGTCGTACCGCCCGCCGCACGCGGCGCGGAAACAGTTGAGACGAGCGTAGAGGAGACCGAGGTGCGCGGCGCCGACGTCCTTGCAAAGCTCCTGCGTGGACGTGCAATCACCGAGGCGGAAAGCAAGTTGATTCCCTCCGTGCGTGCGTCGGCAGGGCTCAACGAGACGACGGGAGCCGAGGGCGGATACATCGTGCCGGTCGATGTGCAGACGCGCATCAACGAGCTCAAGCGCACGTTGAACCCGCTTGACGCGCTCGTGCGTATTGAACCCGTCGTCACGATGTCCGGCTCGCGCGTCATCGAGAAGTCGTCGGTGATGACCGCGTTCGCGGATGTCGCCGAGTTTGCGAAGCTGGCTGACACCGACAAGCCTGAGTTCGTCCGGATCGAATACGCGATCAAAAAGTACGGCGGCATCCTGCCGATGTCTAAAGAGCTTCTCGCGGACACCGATCAGAATCTGATCGACTATGTGACGCGCTGGCTCGCCAAGAAGGACGTTGTCACGCGCAACGCGAAGATCGTTGCCCTCCTCAAGACACTGACGGCAAAGCCGCTTGCGGACGTCGACAGCATCAAGGGCGTGCTCAATGTTGATCTTGATCCCGAGATCGCGCTGGCTTCTGTGGTCGTCACGAATCAGGACGGGTTTAACTACCTTGACACGCTCAAGGATTTGCAGGGGCGCTATCTCCTGCAGCCGAATCCGCTCGAGCCGACGCAGAAGATGCTGTTCAGCCATCCTGTGCACGTCGTCTCGAATCGGACGCTGCCGACCGAAACGAAGAAGGTTCCGGTCTTTATCGGCTCGCTTGAGGATGCGATCACGCTCTTTGACCGTCAGGCGCTTAGCCTCGAGGGGACGACGGTTGGCGGGCAGTCATTCGAGCGTGACAGCTTCGACATCAAGGGCATCACGCGTTTCGACGTGCGCAAGGTTGATGCCGAAGCGGTTGTCTACGGACAGATTACGCTCGCGTAAGAGAGGAGGCAGGCGGCATGCTGGAAGCCGTAAAGCTGTATTTGCGGATCGACCACGATCATGAAGACGAGCTGCTGCGCGGGCTGATAGCCGCCGCCGTCAGCTTTATCAAAAGCGGCACGGGCGTTGAAGTGCGGGAGGACAACGAGAAGGGAATGCTGATCGTTAAGTTCCTTGTCGCGCATTGGTACGAAAATCGGCAGCTGGCGGGGCAGGGCTCCGAGCTGCCGTTTTCCGTTACCGCGCTCATGCTGCAGCTTGAAACGGAGAAAGGAGAATAGCATGAAAGTACGCGTGTTGATTAAAACCGTCATCAGCGGTCATTGGCTGAGCGTCGGCGATGTGTACGAAGGAACAGAAGAAGAGCTGCGCCTCTACCTTGACAGCGACTTCGTCGAGCCGATCGGGAATCCGAAAGCTCCCGAAGAGAGTGCGCCTTCGGCGGAACCAGAGCCGGAACCAGAGCCGGAACCGGAACAGCCGGCAGAACCCCTTAAGCCCGAAAAGCCCGAAAAGGCGAAAGGAAAGGGGAAGAAATGAACCCCGGGCGTATGCGTTACCGTGTAATCGTACGGAGGCGCATACAGAAGCCTGACGGCATGGGCGGGTATTCGTCAAAATGGGAGGACGTCGGTCAGCTATGGGCGGATGTGCGGAGCCCGCGCATCCGTGAACAGCTTGCGGCGGGAACTCCCGCAACGGAGCTCACGGGCGAGATTGTGACGCGCCGCGGCGGTATCGAAATACGGCGCGGCGATCAAGTCGTCGAGGGGCGTCATCGCTATGAGGTGATTGACGTCAAGCCATATGACCTTGAGACGCAGTGCGCGTTAGTGCGGGAGGTGGAGAGCTGATGCTTATACGGGTTAAAACCGAGAGCGTTCGAGAGGTGTTCCTCGCGATCGACAGCTACGAAGCGGAGACGAAAGACCGGCTCGCCCGAGCCGTCAATCGCAGTCTCAATGCGATACGCCGGGGTGCGAAAGCTCGTATACATTCGCGCTCCGGTTATCTTGCAAAGCGCATTCGAAAGACCTTCGATGCGCGCGTCATCTCGGGGACCGTGCGGAGCACCGCCCCGCATGCGCATCTCGTCGAGTTCGGAACGCACGGCGTTCGAATGGCGGGGAGCAAGGCAAAGCTGCGCTCAACGAATCCCGTCCGCGCAAAACCGAAGGTCGGGCTCTTTGGGCGCCGCGTGCCGAAAGCAATGAAGATCCCCGGCATCGGTTACCGTATGTCGTATAAGCATCACGGATCGAAGGCGCATCCGTACATGAGCCCCGCATTTTCGAGCGAGCGATCGCGGTATATTCAGAACCTGCAAAAGGCCCTGCAGCCGAAGAAGAGGTGATCGAATGGCACGACGGATTCCGCTCATCGCCCTCCAGCGGGCGATCTACAAACGGCTGACGGAGTGTCAGGACGTCCCTGTTTACGACGCCGTACCGGACGACGTTAACGCGCGGTATGATTTGCCGTGCATCACGTTCGGCGCATTTACCTATAAGCCCGATGGAACGAAGCAGGATGACGTCGCGCACGTGACGCTGCAGCTCGACGTGTGGTCGGCGGAGTCCGGTCGCGCGGAAGTGCAGCAGATCACGAACGACATTGCACTGCTCATCGAGCACAGCCGATTAACGCTTGACGACGAGTTCGAAGTCGTCCGGCAGGAGATAGATTTTTTCGAGGCATTCGCCGAGGATCCTTCGGGGTATCACGGTGTGATAACGCTTGCGGCGGATGTGCTCAATACCAAGAAGGAGGAATAACATATGCCGATTACAAAGCTGCCGACGCCCAAAGACGCGGCTCTGCATCTTGCCCTCGGCAAGGATTTCATTCTCGACGTCAACACGGGCGCTGACGAAGATACGCCGACTTGGACGGCGGTCGGCGGCCAGCGCACGACGAAGCTGTCCCGTCAGGCGGACGAGATCGACGCAAGTCATAAGACGTCGGGGAGTTGGAAGGATTCTGCGGCAGGTCTGCGCAGTTGGTCGATGGAGGCGGATGCCGTCGTTATCATCGATGACAAGGGCGCCGAGGCCGTTGACTTCGCGTTCACGAACGGTCAGCCGGTGCATTGTCGGTTCCGTTATCCGGATGGGACAAATTACATCGGATGGGCGGCCGTGACGGAGTTTAGCATTGATACGTCGCACACGGACGTTGCGACGTTGTCGATCAAGCTCAGTGGCAAGGGCCCGCTCAAGCAGGGCACGAAGATCACAGCCGGCGGCTAATCAGATGGGCGGGGGCGGGAGCCCCCGTTTTTGCTATAAGGAGACAGGTCAATGAAAGTTAAATTCCCATACTTCGGAGACGATACAGACTACTTGAAATTCACGATCGCCGACATCGAGATGCTCGAGATGGCGACGGGCAAAAGCGTATTCAAGTTGATGGGCGACGACGACTTCGGCGCGATGTTTGTGTTCAAGGCCTTGCCAATCGCATATAAGCACTGCCATCCGGAACTTGACGATAAGACGATCCGCGATAAGGTGCAGGAGTGCATCGATGAGGGTGGAAGTCTGATCGCGATCATTGGCGCTCTCGTCATGGCGCTCTACAAGTCTGGCATTTACGGCAAGCAGGAGAAGCCCATCACGAGCGAGAACGGCGGAAAAAAATAACGTCCTTTGCCGGCTGGATCAATGCGGCAAAGCCGATCGCATACGGACCGCTCGCGCTGATGCCGAATACGTTCTATGCGCTCACCCCGAGCGAGTTCTATGATCTCATCGAGGGGTACCGACTGCGGCGTCAGATCGAGCAGCAGGAAAGATCGTATTTCGTGAGCTGGATCATCGCGCCGCACGTCAAAAAGGCGATCCCGCCCGACGTTATCTATAAGCCACTTGCGCCGCGGCGGGAGATCTCGGAGGCGGAGCTGGCAAAGGATAGAGAGTATTTTATGGCGATGGACAGAAGGCAGAGAGGAGGAGAAACGGATTGAAGATTGCAGAGCTCATCGTACAGCTTGGCGCGGACAGCTCCGACATGGTCAAGGGGCTCAAGAAAGCTAAGACAGAAGTCGAGGTCTTCCAGGAGTCCTTGAAGGGCATCAGCAACATGATGGTCGGTATCGGCGGCATGTCGGTTGCGGCGGTCGGTGGCGCGATCGCGGCGACCAAGTCTTGGGCGGCGGCGGTCAACGATCTCGAGGATAAGACGAACATGTCTGCCGAAAGCTGTTCCGAGCTGCTCTATGTTACGCAGGCTGTCGGACTCAGTATGTCTGATGCGGGGGACAGCCTGTCCAAGATGTCGAAGAACTCGGTCACGGCATATCAGTCGATTGTGAAGGCAAACGAGGCAGGCGAGCAGTCGACTGATATCTTCACGAAGTACGGCATCACAATCACCGACGCGAACGGCAAGTTGCTCTCGGCGCAGGATATATTGGCCAACGTCGCAAAACGTCATCGCGAGATGGCGAACGGTGTTGCCAAGACGTCGATGGAGATGGAGATCTTCGGCCGCTCGGGCGCGAAGCTGAACGACTTGCTGAACCTCACGGAGGAACAGCTGAACGGCATGACGCAGCGTGCCCGTGCTGCGGGGCTTGTGCTCGACCACGAAACGACGCAGGCATGGGAGGACATGACGTTTCAGATCAACGAGGCGAAAGCAGCGATGGTTGGCGCGGGGGTGCAGGTTGGTAGTCTCTTACTGCCGGAGTTAAGAAGGCTTGCAGATTTTGTGCAAGAAGCCTCCGGCAAGATCAGCAAGATGTCGGACGAAGAAAAACATACAATGCTGACTACCCTAGAGGTCGCCGCCGCAATCGGCGGGCTGGGGCTTGGGATTCGCGCGCTGATATTTACCTTTGGGCCACTGATCACCGGCATAGGAGAGGTCATCGCCGCACTCGTTGAGATGCGTAATGCCGCTATCGCCGCACGTCTTGCGGTAGCGGGACCCGTGGCCATTGCTGCGGGCGTTGTTGCGTACAGCGCATATAAGCAGAACGAAGCTTTTAAGAACTACGGTATGGAGGCGTTTACGGTTGACGAGGAGGCAGGGACGGCGTACGCCGATCCTGACAAAATCGCGGCAATCAAAAAACGCAGAGAGATCAACGCCGCGGTAGATGAGGCAGCGGATGCGGCAGACCGTGAACATCAAGCGGAAGTGGAGCAGCTTAACGCGCCTCCCAAGATACCGGAATTTAATTTCGGTGCGGCTTCTTCCGGGGGCTCCCGCGGAGGCGGCGGACGTTCCGCAGCGCACGAAGCAGAAATTGAAGCGCGCAAGGCCAAAGCCGAAGCAGAGCGCTTGCAGCGTGAGATCGAGCAAATCACCGATGACATTAAACGGGCAACTGAATCCTCCGGCGAACTCACGGATAACTTCGCGAACGCGGGGCGGCAGCTCTCAGTCGGTATGCTTGACGGGGCGCAGGCAGTTTACAGTCAGATCGAAGAGGAACGGATTCGTCGTGAGCAGAGCCTTGACGACTTCCTCAAGCAGTATCGCAAATCCGTTGAAGAAGCGGTGAAGATCAAAACCGATGCCGAGAAGACGGGCGACGCGGCGATCCTTGCGGAGGCTGAGCGGTATCTGCTCGAACGGCAGGAAGCAGAGGCTGCCGCCGCGGAAGAGGTCGCAAAGCGCCGTACCTTGATCGAAGAAGATGCCAATAAAGCGATGCTCGCGAACAGCACGCGCGCAAGAGCGATCGAAGCGGAGATGCGCGCGGCGATGGATGAAGGGGACGTACAGCGTTATCAGGCGGCGCTCTCCGATGAGAATGTTGCGTTCATAGCAAGCCTAGAAGAAAGACAGGCGGCCTTGCAGCAGTATCATGACTGGCGCATGGCGGCGGAGGAAAGCTACAGTGCATTCTCCCTTCAAATCATGGAGCAGTTCCGGCAGAACTTCAGCAAGTCCATTACAGACTTCATCATGGGGACAAAGTCGCTTGGCGACGCCCTCGGCGGTGTCATCAAGCAGATGATCCAGATGTATATTCAGTGGCGTATTCAGCAGGTGCTCGCCGCTGCTTTTGCTAAAAAACAGCAGGCGCAGGAAACTGCTACAGGCACCGCACAAGCCGCGACATTGGCGGCTGCATGGTGGGCGGCAGCAATTCCGAAGATGATTGTCACAGGAGGTTTCGGTGGCTTTGGAAGCTTCGGAGGTCTCGGAGGTACAGGAACAGGCATCCCGTTTGCCGGCGGATCGTTTACGGGCTTCGGCGTCGCGTCGCCGTTCCGCGCGATGGCAGAGGGCGGCTACGCCTACGGTCCGACGCTGGCACTCATCGGTGAGGGCAAGCACCCCGAGGCTGTCCTGCCGCTCAATGATAATACGTTCGGCGAGATCGCAAAGGGGATCGCAGGACAAGGGATCGGCGGCAACGTAACGCTGCAAGTCAGCGCAATGGACGCGGGAAGCTTTTCTCACTGGCTGCAGACAGGCGGCGGCGTGGAGCTGAAGCGCTATCTCGCTGACAGCGCAAGAGAGTTCAGTATGGGAGGAGGCGCGTTCGCATGAAATTAAAGGTGCTGCCGGTGACTGATGGCATCGCGTGGAAGTCTACGAAGGCGCAGGCATGGTCAACGACGGTGAAGGAAGCCGGCAGCGGCAAAGAACGCGTCTTGACGAATTGGGCATATCCGCGTTGGACGATCGAGACAAGCTACTCTATTTTGACGCCCGAGGCGGGCGATTTACTCTATGGATTCTTCGCGAGCCTGCGCGGTAGGTATGAGCCTTTTCTATGGCCGGACCCCGAGCACAACGCGGAGCAGGGCATACAGCTCGGCATTGGCACGGGCGCCAAGACGAAGTATCAAGCGTTGCGCCGGTTCGGCACATGGGCGGAGCCCGTCCTTGACCTAAAGCCCGATACGCTCGAAGTCAAGGTCGACGACGTGAAGGTCGAGGCAACCGTAGACGACAACGGCATCATCACGCTTGCGGCTGCACCGCCGAATGGCGCGAAGGTGACAGCGTCCTACGGCTACTACTGGCGCGTACGTCTCTCAGACGATAAGTTCACGATCGAGGTTGTCCTCGACAGCATATGGAGGTCAAAGTCAATGAAGCTGGTGACGGTGCGATGAAAGAAGTCAATGAAGCTCTGCAAAAGTATCTGAACGAAAGACAGCGGTATGTCTCGTGCGATCTCTATGAGTTCGTGCTTGCGAACGGCGAGAGGCTCTACTATACCGACTTTGATATCGACATTATCGCCGACAACCATACGTTCCGGCATGACGGCCCGATCTTCGTTCGGAATCAGATCAAGCTGCAGTCGAGTATGTCGGTTGATAAGCTTGACGTAACGATGTATGTTACTGACGTCGATAAGCTCCATACCGAACCACTGATGCAGATCGCGCATAACGGCGGCCTCGATGGCGGAGAACTCACGCTCAAGCGGGCATTCTTCAGCGACGATAACGAGATCGTCGGAACCGTTCCGTTGTTTACCGGCAGTATTGAGATCCGGCAGGGCGGCGGGCTGACGCTGCAGCTGTGGGTCAAGAGCGAGGTGCAGAAGCTCAATGTCGCGTGGCCGACGCGTAAGTTCTATCCGTCCTGTCCGTATTCTCTTTACGGCGCGCGCTGCGGCGTTGATATCAAAAAGTATCGAAAAGATGCGGTCGTGCAGACGGTAGAGAGCGACGTCATGTTCGTGGTCAGCGTAGACTTCGCGGCCGGCTACTACGACACGGGCGGCGTCGAGTGGTTGACCGGCGCGCTTGCAGGGCAGGTGTCCCCAATCAAGAAGAGTTATGACGGTCGTCGCATAGAGATTCTCGTACCGGCAGAAGCAATCCCCGCCGCGGGCGACCGCATGAAGATCTATCCGGGGTGCGACAAGCAGCCCGAGACCTGCCGGCAGAAATTCAATAACTGGGCGCGGAACTGTGCAACGCCGTACGTGCCGAAGAAGGAGAGCGTCCTATGACGGCGGGCGAGAAGATACGCGATGCCGCGTATGGGTGGCTCGGTACGCCGTACGAAGGATGCGCAAAGGTGAAAGGCGTCGGCATTGACTGCGGTCAGCTGTTGATCGCGGCCGTGGAAGATGCGGGGCTGATACAGCGCGGCACGGTACAGACGGGCACGTATTCACAGGAATGGCACTTGCACCGGAGCGAGGAAAAGTACCTTGCATTTATCGAGCGGTACTGCGAACCGGTGACGGGGGAGCCGCAGCCCGGAGACTTCGCGCTCTATAAATTCGGACGGTGCATCAGTCACGGTGCGATCGTCGACGCGTGGCCGCGCGTGATCCACGCCTACGTACGGCTCGGCGTTATCCTGTCCAACAATGACGAGGCGCTTCTTCTCGACGGGCGAGGACGCAGCCGTCTCGCCGGCATATGGAGGTTTAAGACATGAGCGGGATTTTCGGCAAGACGACAATCACCTCAAGGGCGGACAAGATATCCGACTTTCAAATCAACTCGGCGACATATGGGGCAACGGTGCCTCAGGTACTCGGGACAACGCGCATCAGCGGCAATATTATTGACTACACAGACTTTACGGCGTATGAACACCGCCATACGCAGAGGAGCGGAAAAGGCGGCGGTGTGAAGTCCGTCAGTATCGATTACACATATACCGTTGCCGTTGCGATCGCTCTCTGCGCCGGACCGATTCAGGGGATCGGTAAAGTATGGCGCAACAAAGAGGTGCTAAACTATCCCGGCGAAGGCCTCGGCCTATCGCTCTTTGACGGCCGCAACGGTCAAGAGCCGTGGTCGTATATGAAGGGCAAGCATCCCGAAAGAGCGCTCCCGTATAGCGGGCTGGCGTATCTCGCGGGCGTCGTGGATCTCGGTAACAGTGGAAGTCTGCCGGTCTATAACTTCGAGGTGAAGAATCCAATCGCGGGAAGCGGCGACGGCGTCGACGTGAACCCCGCCGACTTGCTTCTGCATATTCTCGCCGATCATAACGACGGCGTCGGATTCAACGAGTACAGTATCGACCTTGACGCGCTCGATAACTTTAGGCGTTACTGCGCCGCTGCCGACCTGCTCTTTTCCACGCCGCCCGATGATACGTCGCGCGGAAATGTGCAGAGCATCGTCGAGACGATATGCACGCTGACGAACACATACGGCTTTTGGTCGCAGAATAAGCTCAAGCTTGTGCCGCTCGCCGACGGTGACGTCGGGAGCTGGAAGGCAAACAAGGATGTGCAGTACGATCTCACGGCCGACGATTTCATTCCACAGACGGACGGGACGCTCGTACGTTTCGAACGAAAGGACAACAGCGAGGCGTACAATCAGGCCACGGTGGAGTTCATCAATCGGGCGAACGGATACGAGAAGGAGACAGTATCCTTCGAAATCACTTCCGACATTGCGAAACGAGGGCTGCGCGCCGCGAGTACGCTGAGCGCTCCGTGGGTCTATACCAAGGCACGGGCGCAGCTCATCGCTCAGCAGCAGGCGCTTCGGAACCTTTACAGCCGAAATGCGTATACGTTTAAAACGGCGTGGGCACACTGCCGATTGGAGCCCGGCGATCTCGTAACACTCACGGACCGCTGCCTTGGCATCGATAAGAAGGTCGTCGTTATCAAGACTGTCACGGAGGCCGCGGACGGCGGCCTAGAATTCACGGCCATCGCGAAGCCTCCGGGCATATACTCACCGGCACGATACGAGACGCACGAGACGACGAGCGAGAGTATCGACTATAACGCGACGCCCGGGGATGCCCATCAGCCGCTCATCTTCCAACCGCCCGCGGATGTTACGACATCCGGAAGCGAGGTGTGGCTCGTTACGAGTGGCGGGCAGTACTGGGGCGGCGCTACCGTTTGGGTATCGGATGACAACGAGAAGTATGTTGCCGCGGGGAAGATTACAAGCGGCTGTACCTATGGACGGCTCGATGTCCGATCCCGCGTACCTTCTACAGGCGATGGGGTGTGCGTTGTCAATCTTATCTCGGGGCGGCTTTACCCGGGCACCGTACAAGATGCCGAGCGTGGCAATACGCTCGGCTGGATTAACGGCGAGTGCATCGCGCACACGGGGGCGGAGCTCATCGGAAAGGATCTATACAGCCTGACGGGACTGCATCGCGGTATGTATGGAACGCTGGAGACATCACACAGCCCGACCGAATACTACGTACGCCTTGACGACAGCGTGTTCAAACACACGATTAACGCGCGCGACGTTGGCAAGAAGATTTATGTCAAGCTCACGTCCTACAACATCTTCGGTTTGCAAGAGCAAGCGCTCGACGAGGTAACGGCACATGAGTATACGATCTCTTCGGCGTATGTGCCGGCAGTGTCACAGCTCGCCGCTGTGACACGATATCGGCAGCTTGCGGACGCGCGGACGGGGTACGACGTCATCATCTCGTGGACGCCGCCCGAGATCTCGAGTTACGCGGGCGCCGATGTGTACGCGCGCGTCAAGCCTGCGGGAGAGACGGCGTTCAGTGCGTGGGATTTCGTGATGCGGGGAGATCGGCAGGCGACGATCAACCAGGCGCGCATCGGCGACGAGTGGCAGATTAAGGTCGTCGCAGTCGACGCGTACAACAACCGCGCGGCGATAGCAACGGAGACGACGGTGCACGTTGTCGGGAAGAACGTCGTTCCGAATACGCCGCAGAATTTCAGCATCTCCTTCGGCAACGAGGCCGTCGCACGATGGGATGATGATTTTACCTCAGATGTCGCATTCTACGAGTTGCGCTTCGACGAGTTCGCGGGCACAGCCAACAGTAACCTGTTGCTCAAAACGACGAGCACATCGGCGACCATACCGCTGACGGAGCGCACGGGAACCGTATATCTATTCGCATGTAACGCGATTGGTAAGTACAGCGCGGCCGCTGCGTGTGAGTATAACGTCCCCGCGCCGGTCAAGCCCGCGGCTCCGCAGGTGCATAAGCTTCTCGGGGGATTCGGTGTCGTTGCCTCCCCGCTTCCGCCGCGGGCGAAAGCAATGAAACTCTACATCAACACCGAATCGTACGTGTTACCGGTCAACACCTTCACGTTCACCGGTGACGCGGGGGCCTACGAGGTCGCCGTTGCATACCTCGATATGTTTGGCGAGGGCGCAAAGTCGGACGTCGTTATGACGACTGTATCGACAACGATCCCTCCTGAGTGGCTGAAAAACATCAAGATCGGCATCGAGCAGGTAGATGAAACGATTAAGGATGCACTCGACAAAGGCAAGACCGCGGCTGAAAGCTATACAAACATCGTTAAAAAAGTCGATGGTGCGTACACCGCGATCGCGCAGCTCGGCGACGATATCAACCTGCGCGTCAAGAAGGGGGACGTGATCAATCAGATTAACCTTTCCCCGGACGGCGTACAAATCGACGGTAAATTTCTGCACGTCACGGGAGACACAAAGTTTGAGCGCGGCGTCATTGCAAAAAATATCGAGGCGGGAAGCATACAAGGCGACCGTATCGTCGCAAATTCGATCGGCGCTGACCGCCTACAAGTCGACGAGTTGTCGGCGATAACAGCCAAGATTGGTACGCTACGTACAGCCGACAGCGGTGCACGGACGGAGATCCACGATAACCTGATCCTTGTCTATGACGATAAGGATAGGTTACGCGTAAGAATGGGGGTATGGTGAAATGGCCGGAGGATTACAGGTGTTCGACGAACAAGGGCGGGTGAAGGTGGATTTTAGTAAACGCTTCACACGTGTTCTTGGAAAGCTGACACTATCGGGCGACGGAGAATTTACGATCGACGGGTTCCCGAATCTTGATCCGTGGTGCATCATCTATCCGAGAGCTTCCGGGCGTCGTGGCGTAGTCCCGCTTGTGCGCAGAACCGGAAGAAAAATTATATGGCGCAATCAAGGGGTACGCGGAAGCGTAGTGGTATATGGGGTGTGCTGAATGTCAAGCTACTTTGAGTATGTAAGCGAGGATAACGGGCGCATCGTGTTGGATGATCGCTTTCAGAATTTCGAGCTTGTTGATGTCACTGCGCTTTCGCAGTGCAGGAAAGATGCTACTACTCCGACGCTTTATTCTTACGCGCTGCCTGCGATTCCCGGGCTGACGCCCGGCAAGGAAGTACTAGTGCACGGACTAGGCTTAACCGGATTATCGGGTAAGCGCTTTTGCATAAATGTTACTCAAGATTACTATGAAAGGCGTCTGTATCTTTACGACCCGGATTTACCTGCGTCGCAAAGAGTGCACCCCGTTTTTCGAGATGATATCGCAGCGGTTGCGAAAGTCTATGCATTTGCTATACGAACGCGAAAACCGGCAGAGCATTTGAGCGGAATAGAGCTATACGACGAATCTGGTAACGTTCTGTATTCGTCCGGCGCCCGATACATGGATGTTATCCGTTGCGGCCCCGATGCGGCGACCGTACCGTATGATGACAGCACGATCGCTATCCCGTTTGGGGAAGATGTATACGTGGAAGTAAAGTCCTCGCATAAGGGGCAGTGGGGGACGGAATCCAATATCCGCCCGACCTTCACCGTATCAGCGGATACGGTGAGCGTTGCGGCATCGGTGTTTATGACAGCGTATGGGGGTGACGTTGGAGATGGCGGCGATGGGGGGGGGCATCACGGAGATGATGAGAATATAGAGTACAGGAATTTAGCGAGCTATGCATATGGCTATATGATAGCTCGAGCAGTATAAGAGAGGTGTGAAATGAGTATGTATGCTGTAGTAGGGCTCGTGTTGGTTGTGCTGGTAGTGTTCCTCTTGTGGAAACGGAGGGCAAATTCGAGCACAGAAAGCCCTCCTGTAAAGGAAGAGCCGATCAGTTCGCGGGAACCGCCGAGACATAGGGCTGAACCTGTGCCGATGGAGTATCCCGTCACAATTTACAAAGACGGTGTGCCGATGAAAGGGTGGGCGAAGGAGATGCCGCAGGGCTTACAGGTCTTTGACGAAAACGGTAAGATAAAAGTCGACATGACTAAGCGCCTTACAAAGGTTCTTGGTGTCATGACAATCTCGGGAACCGGAGAATTGACGTTTGAGCAGTATCCGAATCAGCATCCGTGGATGGTCGTACTAGTCCATCCTTTTGGGGTAAACAATGAACATCCTGTGTTGGGGATAACTGACCGTCGTATCTACTGGAAGAATACTCCCGCGCCATATGGCGGGATGATACTGTACGGAGTGTATTGATATGGATAGATATTTTGAGTATCTCAATGAAGATGATGAACGCGTAATCCTCAATGACTCTTTCCAAAATCTTGAGCTTATTGAGATCGTACCAATGTCACGATGCGAGAAACGATCAATTAACGGAAGCGTTGATTATGTAGTTCCGCAACCGAGCAATGCGGCGAAGGATGACTATTATTTATTCGGCGTCAGTTTAGCAGAGTTGCAGGGAAAATCCTTTTGCGTAGATATCGAGCGCCAATATGACAACCCTAATACATGGGCTCTCATGCAATTCTACAATCCGCCGACCCTTTTTACGACCGTGGCAAGGGATGACATCGTCAATGTAGGAAACCTGTATATATTCGGGACGAAAAAGCGTAGCCCATCCGAGCACCTCACGGGGTTGGAGGTCTTCGATGCAAACGGAAGAGTGGTATATTCATCTAACGCGCGATATCTTGATGTAAGCTATTGTGGGGGGGCTGATCCCGCGTCGTACGTGTACGATGCAGATACGCTGTTGTTTCTGTTGTCTGAAGACATAATTGTGGATCAGCTCATCTACCTAGAGGCGGGAACAGTGGGGAGCAACAGAGCGTGGAAACCGTTGATTAACGTGTCGAATAACACAGTATCCATTAATAAAGTACTGTTAGAGCACAAATACGAAGGGGTACCGCCGAGGTATGATCCCATCGTAGATTGGTATTCCGAAGTCCATGCTTATGCGTATATGATCGCAAAAGCCGTTTAAGCTTCATGCCGCTCAATAGGGCGGCTATTTTTATACACTGAAAGGAGAATGCTATGTTGGATATCGTGATGAAGGTGCTGGAGAGACTACAGGAAGCGTGGGCATTCAAAGTCTGCACGTCCTGCATCATAGCACTTGCCTCACACACGCACTTCCAGATGGCTGTTGCGTTTGCGGCGCTTGTGTGCGTTGACCTACTGACGAAGTGGCTCTCACTGTCCCGTCAGCACCTCACTGACCGCGGCCGCAAGAAAATCCATTTCTGGGCGTGTCTCAAGAATATCCCAAAAGCGCGACGTGCTGGGTATATCCGGAGTGAGGAAATGCGTACGCGATTTGTCGCGAAGATGCTCACCTACTTCGGCGTTGTCGCAGCCGCGTGGCTTGTCGATTCGATGTGCACACGTGCGGGCGCACCGGCTATCGCGGTCGTCGTTGTGGTCGGATACCTGTCTGTGACCGAAATGCTGTCGATTCTCGAGAATATGGAGCGTTCAGGGGTAACAGAGGCCGCAGAGCTGCATGAGCTCATCCGAAAGAAGAGCGGACTCGGTGTAAAGAAGGAGGAGTAAATTATGCAGAGAGTAAACATCAAGAAAGTAAATCTGGCGTACTACTATGGGGCGCTGAAACCGAGAACGGTAACAGATATGGTTGTTGTGCATCATACCGGAAATCCGACAGATGATGATCTGTCGGCAGAGGAGATCAATGCAAGTCATCAGGCGCAGGGATGGGCGTGTATCGGTTACCATTATGTTATCCGTAAGGACGGCACCATCGAGGCGGGGCGCCCGCATTGGACAGTCGGCGCGCATGCGTACAAGGAGAACTATCACACGATCGGGATCCACGTCTGCGGTAATTTCGAGCTCGCCGAGCCGACGGACGCGCAGATTGAGGCGCTTGCTATGCTGCTCGCGAATGTATGTCACGACTACGGTCTGCCGATCGACGACGATCACGTCGTCGGGCATCGCGATTTAATGCCGACCGCATGCCCCGGAACAAATCTTTATGTGCTGCTGCCGGAAGTCCGGGGTAAGGCGAATTGGTATGCGCAGAATTGAGGTGAAAGCAATGCTCGAGAATATCACGCGTAAACAAATCATCATCGCCTTGCTGTGCGCCTTTGTCCTCGTCGCTGTCGGCATCCTTGCGTATCGATACCACGCAGGGACAGAGGAGGCTCTGAGGCAGGCGCAGGAGATGACGGCGGAGCAAGCAAGGGACGCCGAGACACTCCGAGAGAGGCTGCGCATCTCAGAGGGACAGGCAGATCAGCTTGCCCGAGCCGTCGAACGAGCACAGCAGGGCAAAGTGCAGCCTGTCACACACGTCACAGTAACGGCGCCGACGGTGGAGCGAGCAGCGGCGCAGGTGCAGGAGCGTATTAACAAGCACGATACGACACTGCCGGCTGAGGCGCTCGAAAAGACGGATCGAACCGTCGTTGCACCGCAGCCGGATAACAAAGATTATCAAGTTGGCGTTTACAAAATTAACCTCGACAAGCGGCGCAAGATCAAGGCGGGCGTGACACAGGTGGATAGCCGTACGTATTGGACGGCGGGCTTGCAGGTCGGACGATGGGAAGGACTTGTCCACGGACAGGGCGGCGATGTTAAGGGCGGGAGTGTCATTTACACTGTCGCGGAGTGGTAAAGTGAATATAAGTTGAAAGCCTCGAGGGAGAATATCCTTCGAGGTTATTTTTTTACAAAAAGTATATACAAAATAAAAAAAAGTATTTACAAATACAGAAAAGGTGATATACTAAAAGCATAAACAGAAAGGACGTGAAGACCATGTCAAGATATGATATCGAATTCTCGTGCGGACACAGCGCATCAGTAAACCTTATGGGAAAGGTCAGCGGCGCCTATTTAGAACACCTCGCTGACGATGTATGCCCCCACTGCAGGGCTGAAAAAGAAGACGCAGAAAACAGCGCATTTGAAGAATCCTACGGACTCCCAGCGCTTGATGGATCGGAAAAGCAGATCCATTGGGCGCGTACGATTAGAAAGAGTTTCTTTGAAAAGATGGAGGAGGAAAAGGGAAAGATCGAGCCCGAACTGTACGGTCAAGCGGTACAGTTCTTTGGGCAGAAAACGGCAGCGAAGTGGTGGATCGATAATAGAAACTGGCTCCCGGAGGGGCTAATTGACAAATTTTATGAAGAAATCGCCTCCGTCCGATTTGATACTTCGTACGATGAACCGGCAGCGGACGAAACGGAAGCCCCCTCCGTTGTGTATCCAGAAAACGAAGTCTCAAAAGATATCGCTCATGTCTATGTGCTCGACGGCGATGTAGTCATACGTTCACCGAAGAACGATACAATCCGGAACACGGCCAAAGAACACGGGTTTCGGTGGGATTCTGAGTATCAAGCGTGGCGGCTCAAGATGAACGTCATGAACGGCGACAAGGATGACCGCATTGCGGAAATTGGAAATGCCCTCCTCAACGAAGGTATCATTGTAAAAATCGAAGATGAAGCCCTGCGCGAACGCGCGGTCAATGCTGTTTTTGAGCAAAGGACAGCGCGATGGATTGTAGTAGAAAACGATGTGATCCGTATCTACTGGGAATACAACCCGGTACTATATTCATATATCAAAGACCTTCCGGGGGCTCGGTATGAGGATGGCGGTGTGACCGTAAAAGCTCGGTATTTCGCAGAAATCCGGGATTTCGCAGACCTGAACGACTTTAAGATTTCGCCCGGCGCAGAAAAGCTGCTCTCAAAGGCGGAACAGGCAGACCTAGAGAAGGCGCGGACGACTGTCAAAAAAGCGGAGAAAGCTACGCCAAAGACGAAAGACGTCAAAGAGATAATGTCGTCTAGCAGGGACGTCCTAGACGATTTGCTGGACGAGTAAAATGAATCTGAAAACTGAACTGCTGCCGCATCAAACGGCGGCGGTAGAAAAGCTCAGAAAACTAAAGATTGGTGCCCTGTATATGGAGCAGGGCACCGGAAAGACAAGGACGACGCTCTCGCTTATCAAGGAGCGAGAGGAAGCGGGAAAGATTGATGTTGTGCTGTGGTTATGCCCGTGCAGCGTCAAGAAGAATCTCCGCGAAGACATTACCTATCATTGCGGAGAGATCCCCGGTAACTTTGTCATACGGGGGATTGAAAGTCTGTCATCTTCGGGGCGGCTGTATCTTCAGCTCCTCGAGCTGGTAGAAACACATAAAGTCTACCTAATCGTGGACGAGAGCAACCTTGTCAAAAATCACGAGGCGATACGCACCGCGAGGATCACAAGAATCGGGCGGTTTTGCAATTATAAACTCATCCTTAACGGGACGCCCGTCTCGAAGAACGAGGCGGATATGTTCGCGCAGTGGGTGATATTAGACTGGCGGATACTCGGATACAAATCGTTCTATAGTTTCGCCGCAAATCACCTCGAGTATAAAGAGATAAAAGACCCAAGAACGGGGATAAAACACAAGACTGATCAGGTCGCGCGCGTTCTGAACGTGGATTACCTTACAGAAAAGATCGCGCCCTATACCTATCAGATCAGAAAAGAGGATTGCCTGCATCTTCCGAAAAAAGAATACCGATCGATGTATTTTACAATGACGCCGGAGCAGGCGGATTTGTATGACGCGATCAAATGGGAATACCTAGAGAGCGTAAACGAGCTGCGGGCAGAGACGATCTATAAGCTATTCACCGCATTACAGCATGTCGTCTCAGGACGAGGCGTCCTGTCGGGACCACAAGAGCGCATGCAGACAGCGCCGTTCTTTTCGGACTGGCACGACAACCCGAGGATACAAAAATTAAAAGAACTGATAGAGGACATCGGAACGGAGAAATGCATCATCTTCGCAAAGTATCAATCCGAGATCAATACGATCGAGGCGTTGCTATCTGAAATGAACCTCACGCATGTGACCTTTACGGGGAAGTTATCGCAGCCGAAACGGCAAGAGAACCGTGCGGCGTTTCAAAACAACGTACAATTTTTTGTAGCAAACAAGGTGTGCGGCGCCTATGGATTGAATCTACAGTTCTGTCGCAACATCATATACTACAGCAATGATTTTGACCTTGCGACACGCATGCAGTCGGAGGATCGGGTGCACCGTATCGGGCAGACGCAGGAGGTCAGAATTTACGATATATGCTGCGGCGGGACGATCGATGAACTTATCGAAGGATGTCTCTCGCGGAAGGAGAGCCTCGTTGATACCTTTAAGAAGGAAATCGACCAATGGAAAGGAGAACTAACGATGCAGTACAAAAACTTCTCAGCAGAAACGGACCCGGATTTCTATCTGCGGTTCGGGGCGTTATTTGCCTCGCGTGCCATCCGAAAGGAGCTCGACGGATACCCGCTCAGTAACGAGCCGGACTGGACGTGGGTCACCGCGCTAGAGGGAAACACTATTGCTGGATTTTTGGCCGTCGAACCGAAAGCGCAGGGGATTCACATTCACGCCGCCTACGTCATGGAGGGGTATCGGAAGCAGGGCGTGCTCCGAGAGCTGGTACGCCGTGCTGTTAAATTTGCCGGGAACCGCAGCATTACCGTCACGACACGAATCTGCCTTGCTCACGTATATGTCTCACACGGATTCAAAGAGACGGGCAAAAAAGGTAAAGCATGGGTGAATATGAGGAGGGAAGGATGAAGAAAGTATACCAAGACGAGGACGTATACACTGCGGCACAGCGAAGGATCAACTTCCTGTTTGATAACTTCGAGAAAATCTGCGTGAGTTTTTCCGGCGGCAAGGATTCAGGCGTTCTGCTGAACATGTGCATCGACATTGCACGGGAGCGAAAGCGCAAAGTCGGCGTCCTATTCATCGACCTCGAGGCATTCTATTCAATGACAATCGAATATGTCGAGAGAATGTTCCGCGAAAATGAGGATGTCCTCGAGCCGTACTGGATATGCCTGCCGATGGAGAGCCCTAATAGCCTGTCCTACCTTGAACCAACGTGGATATGGTGGCAGCCGGAAAAGCGTCCGATTTGGGTGCGGCCGATGCAAAAAAATAAATGGGTGGTGAATTTAGATAATCAGGAATTGCCGTTCTACACACAGAATATGCCGTTTGAGAAGTTCATTCTCCACTTTGCGGCGTGGTACGGGCAGGGGAAGAGCACCGCGCAGCTCGTCGGGATACGGACAGACGAATCGCTGAACCGATGGCGGGCGATCGCCTCGGACGGCGCACAGGTCAATAACTACGAGGACATCGCATGGTCGCAGAAGATGGCGGAGAACTGCTATAGCTTTTATCCGATCTACGACTGGGCGGCGGAAGACGACTGGATATATTACGGAAAATTCAACAAGCCGTATAATCGGCTGTACGATCTGTTCTATCGGGGAGGCGTGCCAATTCACAAGATGCGCGTGGACGAGCCGTTCGGGAACGAAGCGAAAGCAGGGCTGAACCTCTTTCGCGTGATTGAGCCGGACACGTGGGCACGCGTTGTGAACCGCGTTTCCGGTGCGAACTTTGGCAATATATACGCTGGGAAAAAGATCATGACCGCAGATTACACGCTGCCGAAGGGACATACATGGCGGAGCTTCTGTAAATTTCTGCTGACGACACTGCCGAAAGAGGCGGCAAATAACTATAGGTGTAAATTTATCAAGTTCATAAAGTACTGGAAGCGCACGGGCTGTCCTGTTCCGGCAGATATCATCGAGGAGCTGGAAAGAACCTGCCCGGACGCGATCGAGAACCTTCACAAATTCTCGAATCGCGGGAAAGGCGACAAAGAGATGATCCGCGCTCGAAAGGTCCTTGATGAACTGCCGGGCTTGGACAATCGACAAGACCTATGCACATGGAAGCGGATGGCTATGTGCATCATCAAGAACGATTACATTTGTAAGGGGCTGTGCTTCACGATAACAAAAGACCTCACGAAGCGTCAGCGGGAAATTGTAGAGAAGTATAAAAACCTATAGGAGGAGCTATGAAAGAATACAAAAGCCCCGTGTACGGCGTCATTGCCGTACCGATTGAAAAGATCAGGGCGAACGAATACAACCCGAATAGTGTTGCGCCGCCGGAGATGAAACTGCTGTATGACAGCATCAAGGAAGACGGGTATACGATGCCCGTGGTATGCTATTATCATCCAGAAGACGATATGTATGAAATCGTTGACGGATTTCATCGGTACTCCGTCATGCTGCGGCACAAAGACATCTACGAGAGGGAGGGCGGAAAGCTGCCTGTTTCGGTCATCGACAAACCAATAGGCGACCGAATGGCAAGCACGATCCGGCACAACAGAGCCCGTGGATCGCATGACCTTGATCTTATGAGCAACATCGTCCGGGAGCTGGTTGATATGGGCAAAAGCAATGCGTGGATCATGAAGCATCTCGGTATGGATGCAGATGAGGTGATCCGGTTGAAGCAGATCACAGGTCTTGCCGCGATGTTCGTGGACAACGAATTTTCAAGAGCATGGGAGGCGCGATAATGGGAACGAAGAAAGCAACGACCCTCCGTATTACAGAGGAGCAAAACGAGGAAATGAAGCTCCTGCTGAAGGAGATCAAGGAGAAAACAGGGAAGAAGGCCTCGGACGCCATCATTGCATCACTCAGATATTTCAACGATGCACTCAATAAGGTCCTGTATGTAGGAGGGAAAAACAATGACTGAGCTCACAAGATTTGCCGTAGGCGATCGCTGGCCAGGAGAAGTCTTTCAGCAGGACGGATTGTATTTCGATTATACAGATGAAAGCGGCGCGTCGTTCGTACTGTTTTTCAGTGCGCCGAACAAGAAGGAAATCGACGGCGTGAAGGATGGAAAGATAGAGCTTGCCATCACGGTAAAAGCTCCGGTCATTTTCATGTGCGCAAAAATACAAGGCGTTGGAACCGGATGGATGGACGCCCCGTATTCAATTCGACGACATCCGGGGGCGACGATCATCCTGCAGCCAGCAAAAGACGGAGAGGGCCTGCCGATTCAGTTCTTCCTTGTTGACATACAGACAAAGAAGATATGCGCGATCCGTCTCATATCAACGGATAGCAAGTTCGCGAATTATTTTAGGCGAGCTGTCTTGACACAGTTAGGCGAACCTTATTCAACGCATGAATACGATTCTAAAATCTTCGAAGTTTATCAATCGCTTTCTTCGAAAGACTTAGCGCAGAGGGCAGATGTTACGTTTAGGACAAGATAGCGTGCAGTGCGGGGGGAATGATACCGTCCCTTTTTTGTCTTAAAATCCATGCTTTCGCGGAATGGTGTTTGACAGCTTCGTGACAGCCTGTACTCTAACAAAAAATGGAGATACAGTGTCATATAGGACACGAAAAACATTGTGTCTCAAGGAAGTGCAGATAATACATACCATGCGAATGTAATGCGTTATAATTGAATAATAAC